CGTAGAATTATTGGTTCTATGCAGATGTTCTTTTACGACCCAAAGTATAAAGAAACTTTACCATACTATGATAGATTTCCCCTTGCAATCATTGTAAAACCAGCAAAGGGTGGGTTTTTAGGAATGAACTTACACTACTTACCACCAATACTTCGTGCAAAGTTTCTTGATGCACTTATGGATAATGTGACAAGTAAGAAGAGTCCAGATGCAAAATTTAAATTGACGACTAGACTTCTTGCATCTGCATCTGATTTAGAATACTACAAACCATGCATCAAACATTATTTGAATGAACATGTAAGAAGTAATTTTGCAGAAGTAAAAGCACCCGAGTGGGAGATTGCAACTTTCTTACCAACTGCATTGTTTGAAAAAGCAGACCAACGTAAAGTATATAACGACAGTAGGAGAATGTTAAGGTAATGGCATATCAAGTAGATGACATGATTGCAACCATAAAGGCTGGAGACGGTCTTGCATTTGCAAATTTATGGAGAGTATTTTTACCACCGATTGGTGGAGTAAACTCTACAGACTTAAATATCTTATGTAAGGTTGCAAGTATTCCAGGCCGACAAATACTAACAACTGAAAGACAATATGCACTTAATAATGAAAAAGTTGCGTATGGATATGCAAGTGAAGATATTACTTTAACCTTTTATTGTTTAAATGATATGCGTGTAAGAGACTACTTCGAGAACTGGCAAAACCTTGCAGTCAATCAAGAAACACAAGAAGTTGGATATTATAAAGATTATACTTTTGATGTAGTTATTCAAACACTTAAGAAAGGTGCAATCAATCCTTTGATTAGACCTAAGAAACTATTTGATAATCCTTTACCAGATGCAATCAAAGACCAGATACCCCCAATCGGCCCACTAGATATTGCAAACGGTAATTTTGACCCAGGCCTAATTGCACCTGGCGCTAAGTATCTTGCAGATGCAGTGACCTATTCTACTAGATTATTAAACGCATTTCCAACTACTATGAACTCTATGGAATTGAACAATGACCCTGACGGATTGATAGAAGTAAATGTACAACTATCTTACAAACGATATGAAGTAGTCGAAGGAAATATTAAAGATAGAATATTAGAAGCAACTGGAGTTAAAGATAAATTGAAAGATGCTGCTAAAGATGTTGCGAAGAAAGCAGGTGCAAGAGCAGTAAAAACTGGATTGAGAAAAGCATTATTTGGAATTTAAATATATATTAATACATTATAGGAGATATTATGAGTGCATTACCTAAACTAAATGCAACCCCTAAACACGAAATGGTTATTCCCTCAACGGGTAAGACTGTTATGTTTCGACCATACTTAGTAAAAGAAGAAAAAATTCTTCTTATGGCATTTGAAACAAAAGACGAAAAAACTGCAATGCAAGCAATGTTGGACACAATAGATGCATGTTGTGAAGGAGACTATGCTAAATCAAAACTTACTACTTTTGATATTGAGTATATGTTTACTCAAATTCGTGGTAAGTCTGTAGGTGAGTCTGTAGACGTAAAGTTAATTTGTAAAAAATGCGAAACAAAAAACGATATGAATATTAATCTTTCTAATCTTAAAATAGATGTTCCGAAAGATGTAAATAACATTGTAGAAATGACTGATACTATTTCAATTGAATTACAGTATCCACCATTTAAAACTTTTATTGATAACTTTAAGGAAGGTATCCAAGAAACTGAATTTGGTTTTTTAGTTATAAAAGAATGTATGATTGCAGTTATCAACGAAGATGAAAGAATAGACATGAGTGAAGTATCAGATAAAGAAATTAATGAATTTATTGACTCCATGAATGCTACACAACTTAAAATGATAACAGATTATGTTGATACTATTCCTTCATTGAAAAAAGACATTGAGTATGATTGTTCTAATTGTGGTCATCACAATGAAATAACATTAAACGGTATTCAAGATTTTTTTACCTAAGCCTTTCTCATGATAGTTTATATAATTATTATCAGACAAACTTTAACTTGGTCACACATTACCAATATAGTTTGACTGAGATAGAAAACATGTGGCCGTGGGAAAGGGAAATATATTTAACTTTACTTGCAGAATGGATAAAAAAAGAAGAAGCAGAACGTAAAAAAATGGAAAGTAAGTATAAATAATAGTATGACGACTTTAGCTGCAGTTGTAGAACAACTCCAAATCAACAACGAAGAAGAGAGACAAAGAGACTCTAATCTTAATCAAAACATTGCACATTCTAGAAAAGTTCAAGAACAATTATTAAATGGACTTAGTGGCACCTTTGAAGAATTCTTTACTGCACAACAAAGAAAAGCAGAAGGAGATAAGTTAGAAGAGGGAAAAGAAGATAAAAAAGGATTGACTGGTACTAAAAAATTTCTATCAAAATCTTTGGAAAATGTAGGTAAAGGTGCAGAAGCAACATTAAAAAGTAAAACCTTTCAAGCACTTTTAGCTGCAGTAGTAATAGGTTTACTATCTATGGAAGGTGTCCAAGAATTCATTAAAGATAAGTTAATTCCAATGATAGGAAATTTCTTTACCTTCTTAAAAGATAAAGTGTTTCCAGTTTTAAAAGATAACTTTGATATTATTGTTGGAGCAGGAGCAATTATTGCTGGACTAGTTCTTGGAATAAAAGGAGCTATGTTATTAACTGCGGGTTATTTAAAAATTGTAAAAGTATTAAAAACTATTGCTACTACTGCAAAAACCATTAGAGTACTTAGTAAGTCAATGTTAAGAAATTTCAAAAAGACGGCAGCTGCTCTGGGTGGAAAAATTTATAAAGTTATAGTGTTTGCAGCTCAAGGGGTTAAGGCTGCAGTAATTGCTACTGCGGGTGCATTACAGAGTGTTGCAAAAGCATTGGGTGGTGCATTTATGAAAGTCTTAAAGGGAATGCGAATAGCTGCAAACTTTATTAGAGTGACCGCAATTCCTATGTTGATGACTACGTTGATGACTGTAGGTACAACTCTTATGGCTGCAATGGCTCCCTTCTTACCTATTGTTTTAATAGTTGCAGCTGCAATAGGAGCAGTAGTTGGAATATTCATGTTAATCCAAAAAAGTATAGAAGGACTTGGTTTAGGTGGTATGGGAGACCTAATGAAAGTTATTTTTGCTGGTATGAAAGACGGTGTAAATCATTTCCTAAACTTGTTTATAGCGATTGGAAAGAAGATAGGTGAAATAGGTGGAAGAATTGCAAGTGCATTAGGTTTTGAAGTTCCAGAATTTTTAACGAACATGGCAGAAATGGAATACTTTGATACTGATAATGCATCAAAAGCACTAACCGAAGGTCAGTTGAAAAATAGAGAAGCAATAGAAAAGAAAATTGCAGAAACAGAAGAAGGAGAAGAAAGAGATAAACTAGTAGAAGAACTAAAAAGGATAGATGAAATATTAGCAAAAAGGGGAATATCTCCACCAGATAGAAAATTTGTAGAAGTCCAGCCAGGAGCTGCTGAGACTACAAATCAGAATGTCGATGCAAATGAAGTCGCAAAATTACAAACAATGGGCCCTCCACCACCAACCATAATTGATACTTCTACTAACAATAATGTTTCAAATGATAACTCACAATCTATGACCAATATGGTAGAACCACCTATAAACAATAGAAGAAGAATGCGTGGTGGTAGTGCAATAATGCGTGGTAAAAGATTTTAAAAAAACCCCACATTTCTGTGGGGTCTAAAAATCTTGTTTTTAAATTAAGTACTTACTCGTCATTCGCAAGTTTAGCGAAATAACTCAAAGTTTCATCGTCAGACTCAGTTGACGCAACTTCTGGTTCTGGAGTACTTGGTGCAACCACTGGGGTTTCTGCAACCTTTGGTTCTACTGCTTCTGCAGTTTTACCTAAGTCTTCCATTTTCTGAGTTGAACCTTCACCAACTGCTTCTCCAAGAACAACAGACAATCTCTGTTTTAACTCGTCATAAGTTTTATAGTTAGTTGGGTCAACAAACTCTGCAACATCAAACATAGAGTTATAAGTTGCTTCTAGTTTAGTTTCATCTGCATCGTACAATGCACTCACTGGTTTGAAAGAAGATTTATCGTAGTTTCTATAACCAGCGACATTAGTAATCTTAAGTTCAAAGTCCGCACCACTCCAAAAATCGAAAGGGTTCACGGGTTCTTCGCCAGGAAATTGCGGTTGCATTACGTCCATGACTTTGTCCATGATTTTCTTTCCGAAATCGTAAAGGAATACTTTACCATTGTTGGAAGGGTTTGCGGGGTCAGAAACAATTAGAATGTTTGCAACGTGGTGCAATCTTCTTTTTTGTTTCCTTGCAGTTTCTTTATCCTCTTCGATACCTGAGTTCCATAATCTAGAATTCAGTTCTCCGAGTGGGTCTTTCTGTCCAATAGATGTAAGAGACTTCTCTACATACCACTGTCCAGTAGGGCCTTTAAAGAAATGGTCAAAGTACCTTACCCAAGGCAGTTCTTGACCTTCACCTGCTGGTAGAAATCTGATAATTGCATAACCATTACCAGACTCGTCTACTGTGGGTTTCCAAAATCTTTCGTCTTCGTAAGATTTCTTTTGGGTTGTTGCACCAGTAGCTTCTTGCACTGCAGAAACTAGTTTAGAGACATCGGTGCGATTGGTCTTCAAGTTTTCAAATGACATTTGTATACTCCGTATTATTTGTCTTCTGTTTGTCCACTTTATTCATAATATAAATCGTTGTGTATTATACTTATTTATACAAGTATTGTCAAGTACTAATTTAACCATGCAACTAAAACTAAACGAGTACCGTGTAAAACCTTTTTTGCTTTGTGATAAAGACTTGATTTAAAAACAATAGTTTCTCCAATGTCTAAATCAATAATGTTTTTATCTTTATTATAAACTACTATCTCACCACCCTTTAAATCTTTTTTATCAATCATAGTTATAGATGTCCAAGTTCTTTTTCTCTCTTCGATAACATCTTTGTGTTTCTTATAATAATGACCTTCTTTATAAAGTAATAAATCAAACTGATTTACTTTTGTTCCGTCATTAACAAAGTCTTCTATCGTTTTACATAGTTCAGGAAACAACTGATAATCAACCTGATACTTTAAACTGTTTCTCCACTTGTTTGAGTTTGAGCTCGTAGTTGGTGCTTCAGATATATTAGATATTTTAGTTAACTCTAATATGTCTTGAATATCTTCTTGTTGTATAACCTTACCCGTTTTCAAAACAAGGTATTACCTTTGGGTAGTAAATTCAGACTCATTCCTTCTGCTTCTAAATGGTCTTTGATTGCGGGAGAGATATACTTCTTAATATCTTCTATCTCAATGTTATTCTTTTCACATAGATGTACGATTGCATCTATATAAGAATGGTTGTCCTTTTGTACAGACTCAAGAACCATTGCGGTAAATTTCTTACGAGTAAGAAAATTATCTTCCGTTGCGTTCTCTTCTTTCTTTTGCTTTTTGATTGTTTCTTTCTCGGACTTTGTCATTGTCTTCCTTACAGATTACATTACAAATATACTCTTTCACTTCTTGGTCAGACAGACCCGTTTCGTTCATGAGTATCTTTACGTACTTTGGTGTTAGAATAAGACTTCTATATTCGTTGTACTTTTCATCAATAAGTGACCAACTAAACTTCTGAGTGTTTTCTTCAAATCTATTCTTCTCGGGATTTTCATCTTCTCCAAAGTAGTCATAATACACCCATGCATCATCTATTACTTCACCACCCATATAAGTACCATGTTCCCATTCAAATGGTTCGGGGTTCTTCTTATATACTTTTTTCTTTCTCACAAATGGTTCTCTAATCATATTTATACGTACACCTC